ATTGTCTAATTGTATAAGTGTCTGTTGTTGTATAATGATTATATGACAAGGTAGAACCTGAAAGCCACATAATCCCTGTTTCTAGCTTATTTAAGCCTGTAATATCTAAATTGGTAGTACTAGCCTGTTCATATATTTCATAGGTGTACTGACCTTCTAATGCGTTTTTAAACTTAGTATTTGTAACGATGCTAAATTGATTGAACCTCTCTTTGTATAAACTTGTATCAGATGCGTTTAAAACCACAAATGATATGACATTATTGCTGCTCCTATTCGTAAACACAAAAAGATAGTTAGGGTTAGTCAATAACTGCTTTTCAGTTAATGTCATAACAATAATATTTGTTTCGCCTTTAGTTAAATGTATCATCAATTATAAATAGCATTTATATGAATATTTACAAAATAAAAACCCCCACCTAGAAAACTAAGCAGGGGAACTAAACTATGAAAAACTACAAACTTTTATCCTGCAGTTGTAAGTGCAGAAGAAACTGTGCTATTTACTTCAGGTGCTAATGCAGGTTCTGCACCTGTAAAAGTCAAAGTGTAACCACTTCTATCACCTTCAGCAGTACCTGTTGCGGCACTACCTGCAGTTAAATCTAATGCTCTTGTTTTGCCTAGATACCAAAATTTACCATTGTTATCTTTTGCAACTGCTACAAGTCTATTTTGAGCCAATAACAAGATTTCATTTCTTGTGTTAGCTTGTAACTTATTTAGAATTATTGTTAATTCAGGGGTAAAATATAAAGTACCATTTTGAACATTTGATGCCACATTCTCTGTGAACAAAGATGTTCCTTTTGTTAATTCATATTTATAGAATCTTTTACCTGTAGCCTTTACTAATGCAGTAATTACACCACTAGCTTCGGTAGTAGAAGTTACATCTGAACTTGCAATAAAATAAACTTCCGTAATACCACCTAGTGAATCACGGCAATCTAAGGTATATCCTTGTGTTAATGCGCACGGCATAATATATTATTTTATTGTTTTAAAAAATGGGGAGTATATTTCAACTCCCCTAATTATTTAGATAGTTACCTTTACAATCTCATCAGGGAATGCAACGTTAACACCCATTTTAAATTCAGCAGCAAATCTTACTTCATCAGCTTCTTTAGCAAAGAAGATTTCAAACTTTTCTTCTTCGTTCAATAAATCTGTACCTAAGAACAAGTTGCTTAATCTCATTGCATAAACATCGTTTGTACCATTAAGACCTTGTAAAGCTACTACTTTAATTGAAGTCCCAGGCAATACGAATTCAGCATCAGCCTTACCATCAAATGCATAGTTGAACATATTTGCGTTCTTCAATGCAATAGTGTAAGTTCTGAAAGTATCCATACCACATACAATAACCATATCATCAGCAGCTACTACTTTTGCAGGAATTGCTTTGTAAACACCATCAAACAAAGATACTACGTTTGTAGCACTAATAGATGTTAAAGGCGCACCTGAAATAAATCCTGATACGTTTGCATCAACAACACCTGAAGCAGCACCAATCAATTTGATTAAACCATCAAACTTGTTTAAGTTACCGTTTGCAGATGCAGTATCACCCTGCCAAATTGCACTCTCTAATTGAGAAGCAATAGTCTTTGCTTTCTTGTCAGAAAATTCTTGCTCAAAAGGAATTGAATCGTACTGAGAACCTGTAGGTAAAGCCTTTTGTAAATACTTAGATTCTAATGTCTTAGGACATAAAGCCTCTTGTACTTTGATTTTACCAACTGTTACAGTTCTTTGTGTGAAAGAAGTTGTACCTGATGCGTTCCAACCGCAAGTTCCACCTGCTTGGAAAAATGCATCTGTATCCATAATATTAATGGTTTCTGCTGATTTAACACCAACCATTACGTTACCTGCACTCTTAATTAAGGCTGCAGTTTTTGCACCTAAAACAGATGAAGTCACTAATTGTGCTTCGTTCTCTTTAGTGTAGTTTGCTAATGTACTTACTGAAAATGACATTTTTTATAAATTTATTTGTTTAAAATTGCGTTTCTATATTTCTCTAATCTTTCGTACTTGCTATCATTAGTAGTTACATAAGATTGAAATGCGTTTGCTGCTTTTTGAGTAGGCTCTGCAGTTGGGGTGTTTGAAAGTGCCTCTACTAATTCAGCTACTTGTGCAAACCCTTGTTTTACTTTGCTCTCTAATTCAGCAATTTTTGCTTCTAATTGACTTTTTTGCTCTGCAAATTCAGCCTTTAATTCTTCAGCCATTGCAGCCGTGTCTTGTGCAGGTGCAACAGGTGCAGCAGGTGCAACAGGTTCTACTTCTACAACATCTTCTTTAGGAGAAGAAATTTCTACGATAGCACCTAATTCATCAACTGTAATAGATGTACCATCCATTAATTGATGTTCGCCCATTGGAGCAGGTGAACCATCAGCCATTGTAACCATACCACCAATTTCTAAAGCAGAAATCATAACTTTCGTTCCATCTACTAAAGAATATTCAGCCATTTCTACCTTTGTTACTTCAGGTGCAGCAGGTGCAACAGGAGCAACAGGCTCAATAACTTGTGGCATATCTTCAAATAATGCTCTTATTTGATTTAATGCTTCTTTTGGATTCATTTTTCTTTTTATTTAAATGTTAATAAATATTGTTGTTTATCACTTAGAACTCAATTTGTTCTAATATGTTTTTTATCTTTTGCATTTTAATTTCTTCTTGATTTGCCTTTGGGGAATAATTAAATATACCCTCAATAGAAAAACCATTAACCATACCTTGCTTTACCTTATCCCATACTTCATCATTTTCTACTAGCATAGATACAAACCAACTGCCATCAGGAGCATCCTCAAATCCTTTCATTGGTTCAATACCTCTAGATTTATCACTAATGAAACTTTCAAACATTGTAACCCCTGTCTCAATTTGATTAGGGTCGTGCATTAAGTTAACATTGTTCTGATAACCTTTTTTAAAGTATTTCTGAACAATCTTTGTAATAGTATCTTTAGAAAAAGCAACATAGTAATCCCCAAAACTAGCATCACTTCTAAAAATAGGAGTGTCAGCCAACATAGCGCAACCACTAATGATGCGCTTATCTTCACTAATGATTTGAAACTTTTGCTCATTTTTAAACGCATTCCAATTCTTTTGAATGGCAGGTCTATCTACTAATGAAACGAACTGCACCTCTGCATCATCATTTAAATCATCAGATATTTCCAACATATATAAAGGTAATTCCATACTCATAAATAGTATTTTTTTAAATATTAACTAAATCTTGCTCTTTGTCTTATTGCAGTTATTCTTTCCTGACTGCTAGTAACATCACTTTCAACTACATATGCCCTTACTGCCTGATTGCCAATATCGTTAATTGTCTGTTGACTTAAATTGGTAGTTGGTGCCTGTGGTAATTGTGGTGTAACAGGTGCTGACATATTAATATTTGCACCTATACCTGCTCCTGCATTATTAGGTAATGGAGTAGCCATAATCTTTTTAACACTCATAAAACCTGAAGCAATAGTTGTAGCTGCAGCAATAAAGTTAAATGGATAAGGAACATCTTTTAATGCTCTTGTAGCACCTGTATATGTATTCATTACTGCCTGTGCAATAGCTAATGCCTTACCTGCAGCAGATTCCCTACCTACAATTTCAATAGCAGCATTAATACCTGCATTTAAAATATTTAACTTTTCATCTTGAACTTGTCTTTCTAATGCTATTTTTTGAGTAGCAGTTTGTTTATCAAATGCATCTAATTCAGCTTGTGTATGCATTCTGCTTGTGATATTTTGCCTTTCTAGTTCCCTTGTTTTATCAAATAAATCTAATTGGTCTTGAAACTTAGCTTCACCATATGCTTTACTTAATTCATAATCTGCTATTAATAATGCTTCTTGTTCTGTTCTTGCTTGTGCTTGTTTATTTAATTTAGCTACATTAATAGCATCATCTAATGAAGCTAATTCTATTTTAAGTGCAGCAGATTTTTCATTGAATGCTATTTCTGCATCTGTTCTTGCTTGTGTACCAATATTATAGTTATTGATATTATCTTGTAGCCTTTTAAGTTCCAAATCAGCTTCTTCAGCACTAATCTGTTTCTTTGTTTGTAGTTTTAATACTTCATCTTTAATTAGGTCTGCATTAGCCTTTCTTTCATCTAGTGTAATTTTATTATTACTAGCTGCAATAGAAGCATCTAATGCTAATTTTTCTTTTGCTAATCCTGTTTGATTAACTAAATATTCAGACCTTAATCCTGCAACCTGTGCTTCAATACCTGCTTGTTCATTAATAGCTTCTTTTAATGCAACTTGTAATTCAATACTTGTTCTATTCTGTGATAGTTCAGCAGCAGCAGCAGCAACCTTAGTTGCAGCTAATTTCTTCATTGCCTTTTCTTGTTCATCTAAAACACCACCTAATTTATTGTTCGCTGCAATTCTATCATCTATGCTTTTAAATTCATCATCCCTTACTTGTCTTAATGTTTCAGCTTGTCTATCATATTTTTCAACTAATCCTGATAATTCTGCAGCAGCTAACTTTGCATTATTTTGAAGTGCTATTATAGCCTTAGATTGTTCATATACTGCTTTTACATTTATTTTAGATGCCTTATCAACAACACCACTAACTACATCAACAACAGATGCTGCAGCAGCACCAAAATTATCATAAATTTTCTTACCTGCTACAACTGCACTATCTGCAGTTTCACCTAAAAATGTTTTAGTTTCTTCAATCCCTTTAGTTAGTTCTTTTATTTTTTCAGTATCACCGCCACCAAAAAAAGAATTTTCCCAAGCTAATTGTGCTTGTTGTATAAATAATTTAATACCGCCAAATGCTAATTTTAATGGAGTGATTGCTAGTGTTAATAAGCCTGTCATAACCTTACCTAGAGCATCAAAACCATTAGTATTTTTAGATACTGAAGAAGTTACATCAATAAAAATATCAATTAATTTATTAGCTATTGCAGCAATAGTACCAAATACTGCTGCTACTGAATCTGCTACCTTTTGATTTTTAGATAATGTATCTTTGAAAAAAGCAAATGCACCTGCAATTACAGAAATTACTCCTAATGATTTAATGGTATTCCCTAAAGATGAAAATGCACCCTGACTTTCTTTTGCAGACTTTGCACTCTGTTTAGTCTTATCATTAAGATTATCTACATTTTCAGAACCTGCTGCAGTATCAATCGTTATCTGCAAATTTAATTTTTCTTCTGCCATTAGTATGTTGTTTCAATTACTTTTAATAAACTTATTTTGGTCGTATTGTATTCCATAGGATTGTATCCTTCTACTTTATTTAATCTGAATAGTATACCATCTATCCAAATGTATTTGCTAAAGTCTAGGTTGTTAATGTCTAGGGTATTTAACAATGCAGTACAACTTAATAGCTTACTATCTTTGCTAGTTATTTCAGCTATGTGTTCACTATGATATGCATTAAACAAATTAATAGTTGGATATGTTGTGGTATTTATATATACTTCTTTTGGCACACCAAAATTTATATCTTGGTCAGGAACTCCACTACCATTAAAATGCAAATGTCCTGCATATCCATATACTGTTCCATTATGTAAATCCCCTGTACCATTTTGATTTCTTATCTTCCAACTATGTACACCTGTTATTTTTTGAACCTGCATAATACGAATAACACTATCCATTTGGTCTTCCTTAGTATTCTCATTAGATAGTTTAAATATTTGCGTTACTAATTTTTGTTCTCCTGCTATTTGTACTAATGGACTTGATGCAAATATTACTTCAAGTGATTCTGTATCTTTACTGAAATCATAATTAGTATCATATAACCTATCACCATAGTTTTCATTATATTTCTTTTTATAGTTTTCATTGTAATAGTCTGAATCATCTTGGTATT